CATTCCTTCAAGAATGCAGCATGAAAGGCAATTATGAATACACAGACGAACAGGTTTGTGATTTCGTATCTATGAAGTTCTACCACCTTGCAGAAGTAATAGTCAATGCAGAGAGGCAGTTCGACCAAACTGCCCCTTAACATGAGGAGGGAATATGAATCCTGTCAAAACGGAGCAGTCGAATGTAACCTATACTCACCCTGCATACCAGGACCTTCCGGCCAGGAAAACAGAGCATGATGGCCTTCCAGCTATCGAATGCTGCTGGGAGCTTTCGGATGAAGAACTGGAAGTCATCAAGCAGACCCGTAGGGTGTACGTGTCCATCATCAGCACGGCGCAGCCGCCCATATGCGTGTCAACCATTCCGCTGCCTGAACAGAATTTGAAACCCTTCATCGTCCCGGGTGCGGATGAAGATACACTTGCTCCTGCTACATAAGGTTCAGTCGGCCGTGTTGGCCGTTGAATATGTCTTTGGCCCGGCAGACGTAAAAGAACCGTGCCGAACGTGGCGCTGACCACGTACAAAAAAGCGTAATTCGAAGGGAGATACAATTATGGAACGCAAGGTACTCCAGGACATGGGACTGACCAAAGAGCAGATCGACACCATCATGGCTGAGAACGGCAAGGATGTTGAGGCGGTAAAGACCACTCTCACGGCCAAAGAGCAGGAGCTTACCACCTCCAAGATTGAACTCCAGGGTACAAAGGATCAGCTCAAGCAGCGGGACACCGACATTGCCGAACTGAAAAAGCAAGCCGGTAACAGCGAAGAACTGAACAAGCAGCTGACCACACTCCAAGGCAAGTATGATACCGACACCAAGGCGCTTGAAACCAAGTTGTCGGATCAATCCCTGGACTTTGCAACGCAGAAGTTCTTCTCTGATGTTCCCTTTGCATCTGAGCTGGCCCGGAAAGCTGCTGTTGCTGACTTCAAAACCAAGGGCTTCAAATACGAAGGCGGCAAGTTTATCGGCGCTGATGGCTACGTCGCTGAACTCAAGAAGTCTGACCCGGCCGCCTTCAAGCCGGAAAAGGACCCGGAAGGTGACGATCCGAACAAGCAGAAACAGCCGCAGGGAGCTCAGCATCAGCCCCCACAGTTCAGCAAACAGATCACCAACAATCAGGGCGCCGATGGAAATCCGTCTGGAAAAGCCTCATTCTTCTCCGGTGGCGGATTGAACTTTGTGCGGCAGCCCCCGCAGCCCAACAACAACCAGGGCAACAAATAGTTGCCAGACATTAAGGAGGAATCGCCATGGCGGCTCTTAACTATGCAACCGACTACGGCCAGGCCTTGGAACAGCAATTCCCGTATGTACTGCATTTCGGCGCTTTGTATTCCACGCCCAACAACGGACGGTATCGCTGGTCGAATTCCAAGACGATTGAGATTCCCAGCATTTCCGTGGGCGGCCGCGTGAACGCCAACCGCGACACAATCAGCCAGGCGTCCAGGAACTACGACAATGCATGGGTGCCAAAAACGCTGGTCAATCAGCGGAAATGGAGCACGCTCGTTCACCCCATGGACGTTGACCAGACGAACATGGTGACGACCATCGAAAACATCACCACGACCATGAACAACGAGCAGAAGTTCCCCGAAATGGATGCCTACACCATTTCCAAGGTGTATTCCGAATGGTTGGCCGAGGAATTTGCGCCCGACATCGTTACTCTCACCAAAGACAACGTCCTGACCACCTTTGATGCTCTGATGCAGCGAATGGATGAAAGGCGTGTACCCACTGCCGGCCGCATTCTGTATTTGATCCCCGCCGTGGCCACGCTGCTGAAAAATGCTTCCGGTGTCACCAGGAACATCAATAACGGCGATCCGAACATCGCGCGCATTGTAACATCCCTGGATCAGGTGCAGATCGTATCGGTTTCCCCGGAACTGTTGATGACTGCATACAACTTCACCACCGGCTGGGCTGTCGGCGCATCAGCAAAACAGATCAGCATGGCGCTGATCCATCCCCTTGCGGTCATCACCCCTGTAAGCTATCAGTTCTCCAGGCTTGACGAACCGTCTGCCACCAGCGAAGGCAAGTACGTCTATTACGAGGAATCGTTTGAAGATGTGTTCATCCTTGCCAACAAGGCTGATGCCATCGCGTTTGTGGCTGCTGATGCAGGCGCCGCAGGGGCCATCAGCGTTGCGTCTGCTGCCCCTGAATCTGGCGGTACGGCAGGCGACACCGTCATCACCGTCACCGGGAACAATGCAGTCAATACCCTGGCCTATAAGATCGACGCCAGCGCAATCGCTGCACCCAAGCTTGGCGAGAAGCCCACGGGCTATACTGCCTTTGCCAGCGGCGACAAACTGACCGGAAAGACTGCTGGCCATCACATCCGCGTGGTGGAACTGAACAAGGACGGAAAGGTTGTCCGTACCGGCAATACCACTCTGACCGTAAAAGCCTAATAAATCCAACGATCAAGCATAGAGGCGGAGCAATCCGCCTCTATGTTTTGTAGGGAGGTAAAACGATGTCACTTTTGAAAAAGGGCAATCAGGAAATTGCTGTGGATGACATCCAGGCAAGAAGCCTGATAGCTCAAGGGTGGAAAGAGATCGACCCGAAGACCGGCGATAGTCTCCCGCAGGAATCCCCCAAGAGCTATGCACAGCTCAAGGCCGAACTTGATTCCATCACTACCAGTCACATGGCGCTGATGAAGCAGCATGACGAACTGCTCAAGGACCGAGATCACTTTCGTAGTGAGGCCGATAGGCTCTATACGGAGCATGAGACGCTCTACCATGTTCACAAAAAGCTCCTGGACGAACACGATCAGCTCAAAAAAGAACGTGATGAGTTCTATGCCATCGTAAACGGCCTCAAACAAGCCCCATATGACCACCCACAAGCTTCCAAGGATGAAACCCCATCCAATCCCACCACCACAGCCAAAGATGGCAAACAAGCCTCAAAAAAGGGCGATAAAGAGGGTCAATGATAGGGGTGTGATCAAATGGCCTACATCGACCTGACATACTACAAGCAGGATTTCAACGGAAGCGAAATTCCTGACAGCGATTTCCCCAGAATTGCTGAAAGGGCATCTGACATCATTGATTCAGTAGTGCAAACCCCAATCACTGCTGAAGTGCTGGCAGAGCATGAAAAAGCAATCAAGAAAGCCACGGCGTATCAGGCTGATTACCTATACTGCCAAGGCGGGGAAGATGCAATCAACGGCATATCCCCTATCGCCAATGGCGAGAGCGAATCGCTTGATGGGTATTCGATTTCTGCGAATCAACAGTCCATGATGAACAGGCCCACGGTTGGCGGCATCCCTGTGTCGCCCATGGCGCTGGCCTGGCTGCGCAAAACGCCCCTGATGCAAAGATGCGTATTCGCAGACCGCATCAGCCAACGGTATGGCCACTAGCCGGATGATCCGGGATACAGTGACGCTGTTCAACCAGGACGGGGAATCACAAAGCGGCAGTGGAGTGTTCCACAGAACCACCCTGATCGGCGTCTATTGTGTCGTGACCAGGGGAATGCAGGGAGATTCCCCGGCAAACTCGCTGAGCTTAAGCATTTTCGACAGCAAAGTTCTGGCCGTCGATGCAGATAGCAAGGAGAAACCCTACCTGGAGCCGGAGGTCTGGAAACTGTTGACCAACAAAGATGAAGCCTGGACACTGAAAGGCGACGAAACAGATTACATCGTTCCAGGTGTGACAATGGCTGCCAGGCCAACTCAGACAGCGGAGGCATTCAGGATCATATCGGTACGCAGGTGCAAGGCTGGTAACAAGCGAATGTGGCGCTGGAAGGTTGATGCACGATGAATGCAAAGCTGGTCATGAACACAGCGTACACAAAAGAGCGCTTCTCCACCAGGTTCCTTTCAGCGCAGAAATTCCTTGACAATGAAGTGCTCAAGGACTGCGCCCCCTATGTGCCTATGCGTACCGGGCAGCTCATGAGGTCCGGACAGAACGGAACGAACATCGGCAGCGGACAGGTTGTCTACAATGCGCCATATGCCAAAAAGGTTTATTACGCAACGAAGGCAAACTTCTCCAGAGCAAAACACCCCCAGGCGTCTTCCCAATGGTTTGAAAAAGCCAAGGCCATCAAGAAGAAAGACTGGATCAACGGCGCCAACATGATTACTGTGAGGTGATACCATGTCAGAAGTTGATAATATTGCCGTTTCAAAATATGTCCTTTCTGTGCTGAACGCATGGCCGGATAAGATCGCCACCGTAAAGCCCGAATCGCTGGACAAGTCAGCTCCTGCCATGATGATGCAGAGCCTTGCCGGTAATCCGGTTGAACGAAAATATGTGAACGGGAGCTTCATCGGCCGATACCCGTTCGCCGTATACGCAAGGGTAGATGGCCGGGACACTCAATTGAAGCTCCAAGGGTTTCAAGCCCTTGAAAAACTGTGTGACCACCTGAAATCCGCCACACTGCCAGCCATGGGAGCCAACCGGCAGGCAATCAAGGTGGAGAACACTTCCACCCCTACGACAGCAGCGGAACACGATAATGGGATGGTTGATCTCATGGCTGTGTTTTCGCTTCAGTACAAGCAAGGAGGCTGACCCCATGACCAATGTTCTTGTTGCAAGGGCGTCGTGGAAATCCCTCATGAACCTGGGCACCACGCTTGTTCCCATCTGGACTCTGATGGGCGAAGGATTTACAGCCCTGAACGAATCCAAGAACCCCAAGGAATATTCACGTCAATATATCCATGAGCGCAGTGAACGCACGGACGTTGTTGGCTATTCCCCGGCTGTTGCCTACAGCATTGACGTTCACAGCGAGGATCCCGTTGCCGCCCGTATCGTACTTGTGACCGACCGTGAGCTGATCGGCTCCGATGCTCGGGTGGAAATCCTCTCTGTCAACGAATTTGAGGTTGTTTCAACAAGCCCCACCACAAAGTACAGAGCCTACAAGCGTATGTACGCTATCGTGCCCGATACAAAGGGCGACGGTACCGACGCCCTGATCTATACCGGCAACTTCCGCGCTGTCGGCGATCCGGTAGAAGGCACCTGGGATGGTTCCGCGTTTGTCGAAGGCGCTGTCACCGTTTCCAACAAATCCACACTAAACGCGCTGATCGTGCAGGCCTACGGTCTCACGGAGGCCGACTATACGGCTGGCTCCTGGACAACCCTTGAAACTGCCCTGGCCGCTGCTGTAGCAACAGCCAACAACGCGACCGCCACTCAGGTCCAGGTGAACACCGCATCCACAAGCCTTGCCTCGGCCATTACTGGCCTGGTTGAAGCTTAACCATCAATACGGAGGATAAACACCATGAGCAAAAATGAGCCTGTGCGCCAAATCACCCCTGTGGAAACCAAGCCGGCAGATAACATGGAAAACGAAGAAACTGCTGTCCTTGGTCCCACGGAATGGGAATACAATGGGTATCGCTTTGAACTTGATCTTCAGGATGTCGATGTAGCGGAACGCTATGAAACATGCTTTGACAAAATGGAGAAAGCTGAAAAGGCGGTACCCAAGACCGGCAACAATTCTACCATCCTGCGGCATTACATCACCATGTTCAAAGACCTGTTCGATGGCCTTCTCGGTGATGGAGCCTATGACAAGATCACCGGTGGAAAAAACAACGTCCGGCTTTGCATGGCGGCATATGATAACCTCTTGCAGTTCATCGGACGGCAAAAGGAAGCATCGGATGCCCAAAGCAAGGCATACATCGACCGCTACTCCAACCGGGCACAGCGTAGAGCTGCGGCACGCGGTAAACAATGATCCAGCCAGTTTGCAACATACTGATCGATGCCCTGCCGGATGCCCTTGTGGTAGACGGCAGGGTTTTCCCTATTTCCACCAGCTTCCGGACAGGAATACTTTTTGAGCAGTTGATCATTGACAGCCAAATATCAGACAAGGAAAAGCTTCAGGAGACCTTCAGGCTGTTCTTTATCGACGATCTACCCCGAAACATTGAGGAAGCCACGGAAGCGGTCCTTTGGTTTTATCGATGTGGACTGGAAGCTAAGGAGAAAAAGGGAAAGAAAAACGACAAAAACCCCTCTTTCACAAAGCGAATCTATGACTATGACATTGACGCTCCTCTGATCTATGCTGCGTTCGTACAGCAGTATGGAATCGACCTTTCTGAAGACGATCTCCACTGGTGGAAGTTCTCCGCATTGTTCAAAGGCCTCGATGAAGAATGTGAGATCAGCAAGATCATGGGTTACCGCGGCGCTGATCTGTCACAGATCAAGAACCGCGCTGAGCGAAAACGATATGCCTCACTCCAGGCCAAATATGCGTTGCCGTCTATGCTATCATCTGAAGAAAAGGTAATGGCGGCCGGCGCTGTTTTCGGAGGCAGAATATGAACGAAACATTGCCAAAACCCCCACTTCGTAAGGATTGGGCAATATGCCCACACTGTGGTGCAAAGGTTACGATTTACGACAATACCGCCGAATGCCATGGCGTTTGGCTGAAATGCACCAGAGGGTGCAAAGAAGTTTTTGAGTTGGTTATCCATGCCGGAAAGCAAGTGAAATAACCTATAGCACATTGAGCCATTGAGCCGTGCAGATCGCCGCGAAAGGGTGAACTGTATGGGATTCGATGGCTCTATCAATATCGATACCAAGATTGACCAATCCGGTTTTCATTCCGGACTGGCATCCATGGGCAAAGCCGCTGTAAAAGGTATGGCAGTTATTACGGCGGCTCTTTCTGCTGCGAGTACATATGCGCTCAAGGTAGGTATGAGCTTTGAAGCAGGTATGTCCGAAGTATCTGCAATCAGCGGAGCTGTCGGAGATGACCTTGCAAAGCTTACTGCGAAGGCCAAGGAAATGGGTGCCACAACCATATTCAGCGCCACAGATTCAGCAGAGGCGTTGAAGTATATGGCTCAAGCCGGTTGGGATACGCAAAAGATGCTGGACGGCCTACCCGGCGTCATGTATCTTGCGGCTGCGGCAGGGGAAGACCTTGGCATGGTATCCGACATCGTAACGGACGCCATGACAGCGTTCGGCATGGAAGCATCCAAAGCCGGGCACTTCGCGGATGTTATGGCCCAGGCGGCCAACAAGAGCAATACTAACGTTGCCATGATGGGAGAGACATTCAAGTATGTCGCTCCCGTTGCTGGCGCGTTAGGTTATTCCGTTGAAGATGTGTCAGTGGCCATCGGTTTGATGGCCAACTCCGGCATAAAGGCATCAAACGCCGGCACGGCGCTGCGCACTACTCTTACCAGAATGGCGAAGCCCACGAAGGAAAGCGCAGCTGCCATGAAAAAGCTGGGCATAAGCCTGACCGATTCAAAGGGACATATGAAGCCCTTTGTTGAGATAATGGGCGATATGCGCCAGGGCTTTAGTAAGCTTAACGAAAAGCAGAGAGCAACCTACGCCGCAATGCTTGGTGGCCAGGAGGCCATGGCCGGCCTGCTTGCCATTGCGAACTCAAGCGATGCAGATTTTAATACGCTTGTTGAGGCTATGAACAATGCTGACGGCGCGGCGCAAGCCATGGCCGCCACCATGCAAGACAACCTGAAGGGCGATATAGAACTGCTCAAGTCTGCATTGGAAGACTTGGGGATTATGTTCTATGAAAATGTCCAAGAGCCCCTAAGGAGCATCGTTCAAGAAGGAACGGGCATGCTGGGCCAGCTTGCAAAGGCATTCCAGGAGGGGGGCTTTGCAGGGCTTGCGTCAGCTATAGGTGATGTCCTTTCGCAGATCGTTACAAAGATCACCACGTTTGCACCGACTGTAATAAGCGCGGGCATCAGCGTAATATCAAGCCTCATTCAAGGCTTGACAAAAAACATGCCGGCCATATCTGGTGCTCTGGTAGAAGTAGGATCGCTCCTTGTCAATGGCATCATGACCGTTCTGCCACTGATACTCCAAGGCGGCATAGACCTTATCACACAACTTGCTTACGGCATTACAACCAAAATGCCTTTGCTTCTTCCACAGGTGGCAACTTTCATAGTAGGCCTTGCTCAATCCTTTGTCGATGCGCTTCCTGCCCTGTTCGACGCTGGAATGAGCCTCATAAACTCAATCGCTTATGGGTTAATGGCGGCGCTGCCTATTATCGTAGATGCGCTGCCAGAAATTATAGCCGGAATTGTGGAATTCCTGACTGATAAGGGGCCGGAGCTTGCAAAGTCGGCAGCAACACTACTTAGCGGAATCGTGAAGGCAATCCCCGGAATCGTCCGGCAGCTTCTTGTAGCCCTTCCTTCGCTTATAAGCAGCATCACAACATTTTTGCTTGATTCGCAGAATGCTATAACTTCTGCGGCAGTGGAGCTTTTTCAGGCGCTTGTAGATGCGCTCCCGGCTGTACTGGATTCGATCAGGGCCGTACTACCCGCGCTCATTCAGTCCATCACAGCGTTCTTCACAAAGAACGTCCCGGCACTGGCCCGTAACGCCATATCGTTCTGGATGGCGATCGTGAACGCGCTGCCCACAGTGATCGCCGCTCTGGTAGAAGCGCTTCCGTCAATCATAGACGCGATAGTCACCGTCATCACTGAAAACCTTCCCGTTGTGATACAGGCAGGCGTTTCACTTTTGATGGCAATCGTCGACGCGCTTCCCACGGTAATAGACCTGTTGGTCACTGCGCTTCCGCAGATCATCACCGCAATTGTTGAGGCGCTGACCATAGCGCTTCCGGCGATCGTTGAAGCCGGCGTCGGGCTGCTGATGGCTTTGCTGCAAGGCATCCTTAACGCGCTGCCGATGCTCCTGGAGCTGCTTCCGACCATCATACAGGCGATACTTGATTTCCTCACTACGCAGACCCCAGTGCTCATACAGGCAGCCATAACGTTCCTGATGGCCATTGTAGATGCATTCCCGGCCATCATGGAAGCCCTATTGGCCGCCTTGCCGCAGATCATCAATACCATAACCCTTTTCCTTACGGAAAGCCTACCGCTGCTTCTTGAGGCAGCGGTTCAGCTTTTCAATGCCCTGGTGGAAGCACTGCCTGTTGTCATAGAAACGCTGGTCGCCGCTCTGCCAGGCATCATCCAGGCTATCGTTGGATTCCTCACAGATAACCTGCCGACCATAGTGCAGGCGGGCATCACGCTTTTGACTGCGCTGGTTTCGGCCCTTCCGCAAATTATAAGCACAATCGTTGCCGCGCTGCCGCAAATCCTTTCAGCCATCACAGCGGCGCTTACGGAATCGGTTCCGCAGATCGTCGATGCAGGTATTACGCTCCTTACGGCATTAGTCGGTGCATTGCCAGAGATCATAGATGCCATAGTCGATGCACTTCCCCAAATCATAGATGCCCTGGTTACGTTCTTTACCGATAACCTTCCCACGATTGTCACGGCTGGCGTTGATCTTATCGTCGCTTTGGCTGGCGGTCTGATCGAAGCTATACCTGTTCTTGTGGAACGCCTTCCGGAGATCGTGACAGCGATCCTTGAAGGGATCGGCAAAGCTACTGTCGGGTTATTCGATGTCGGTGCTCAATTGGTTCAAGGGTTATGGGAAGGCATCACAAGCCTTGCCTCCTGGATCGGCGAGAAGGTAAAGAACTTCTTTGATGGGATCGTCGGAGGCATAAAGGATTTCCTTGGTATCCACAGCCCATCTACGTTGCTTGCCGGTATCGGTGGCAACATGGTCGAAGGTGCCATGCAGGGCATGGAAGACAAGCGAGAAACCTTCGCCAGCAAAGCAAAGAAGTTCTTCTCCGGCATCGTCGGCGGGATAAAAAAGACCCTCGGCATTGCATCCCCTTCCAAGCTCTTGCGTGATGTCATTGGTAAGCCCATGGGCCTGGGCGTCGCTGTAGGTATCGAAGCCACAGAAGACGATGTTCAAAAGGCCATGAGGCGAATCGGCAAGGCAGCAGAAAATACCGACATCATGGCAGATGTCAAGGCCACGGTCTCTGATAAGAGCAAAGACCTGACTGCAGGCCGGGATGACAAACTCACAAGCGTCTATGAGATCGTCGATGATACCAGCGACAAAGACTTGATCGACTATGACAAGCTTGCAGATGCCATATGGAACAGGGCACCTGAGATTGCAGCCAATATCGACGGTGAGAAGGCTGGTACGATCCTTGAGCCAGTCATCAGCAGGAAGCAAGCAAAAAAGACGGCAGATGCAAGGAGGCGAAACGGCAATGTCAGCGCCTGAAATAATCACCTATGACGGGGTACAGCTTTCATCGGCTGTCCCCGGAATTTCCATCATCGACTTTGAGATCGGAGCCATGGACATCGAAAACGCACTCACCGACCGTAATGGTGCTGCCGGTGCTGATTTCACAGAAAGACGCCTCGGAACCAGGATTGTACAAATCACTGTGGAGCTTCCCTTTGAGCATGATACGTTCTTTACAAACTATGGCTTGCTGCGCACCTGGGGGGAAAAGGCCGTCCCTAAGGCTCTTACATTCAGTTCAATCCCAGGACGCCGCTTAATGGCCCTCTCTGCCGCTTTTCCGAGCCTTACGCAAAAGACATGGTACAACCCCATCTTATTCACTATGACGGTGCCAGATGGCTATTTCGAGCAAACAACTCCATCTACGGCAAACACAGGAACACAGTTCACAGTACAGGGTGATGGTCCGGTTTGGCCGACCATCACCCATAACGTTTCATCAGCTCTTACCGACCCTCAATGGACCATTGGCGGGAAGGTAGTCAAGGTGATGGGAAGCTTCTCCAGCGGCACGATCATCATTGACACGGCGCGGCGACTTGCAACGCATAACGGCATTGCTCAAAGGGTGTCCTTGTTGACCCGTTACCAGCAGCTGCAAAAAGGCCAGCAAACCATCTACGGTCCGGCTGGCGGTGTCATCACCTGGAATGAAAGGTGGCTATAAACGTGGATGTTTATATCTTGTCCAAAGATGAAGTCCTTCTCGGCATCCGTGACGATGCCACGGACTTTGTGCATAACGAGCATGAATTCTCAGTAGATGCCACGTTCCCTATCGATTCCAGCAAGATCGATATTGCTGAATTGATGAAGATCGGATTCTGGGACATCGACAACGAGTTTCAGTTTTTTGAAGTGCGCTCATTGGACAAGAGCAGCAGTTCCAAAGAATTTTCCATCTATGCTGAAAACCTCGCCATGGTGGAGCTGTTGGATGAAGTCATCACAGATAAACGGCCATCCGATGTCATGGCCGGAATGGCCATCGAGGTTGCCCTTGAGGGAAGCGATTGGGAAGTAGGATCGGTTGAAGACACCGCCATTTTGAGCACGAACTACTATTACGAAACGCGCTGGTCCGGCCTTGCCAAGGTGAAAGCAAAATGGGGCTGCTATCTCAAATTCACATGCACCATAGATGACAACAGGATCACCGGGCGCTATGTCAATGTATATCAGCGTGCCGGTGCCAACCGTGGCAAGCGCCTTGAGATTGGCCGGGACATCAGCAAGGATAAATACCATGTCGAAGCTGCCGACCTGAAAACGGCCCTATACGGTAGAGGGAAAGGCGAGGAAGTTGGTGTCACAGAAAGCGGAGATCCCACATATGGGCGCCGCATTACTTTTAAGGACATCGTTTGGAGCACTGCTAACGGTGATCCAGCCAATAAGCCGGCTGGTCAGGAATATGTAGAGGACGTTGCTGCTACAGCCGCCTACGGAAGGAACGGAAAGCCTAAGTTTGATGTCGCCATCCTTGAAAGCTGCGAAGATCCTACAGAGCTGTTGCGCTTGACCTGGGAAGCCTTGCAGCTTGTAAACAAGCCCAAGGTTACTGTATCTGTGACAATCATCGACTACGAAGCTCTGACCAGGGAAGAACACGAAGCGATCCGGTACGGCGATACGGTGCAGATCATCATCGATGAAAGCAATGTATCCGTAGAGGCCAACATCGTCGAGTTCAGCCG